ACCCGCGGTCGTCGATCCCACGGAGCGCGACGAGGCGCGCGATGGGGCCTTCGATTCGAGGGCCTTGATCTTCACTTCGTACACGCCGGCGGTGCTCGTCGGGTTCGGCGTCGACACTTCTTCGATGTAGACGCGATGGATTTGCAGCGTGTCGAGCGCAGGATGCGAGATGGCGAAGTCGTGGCGCTCGAGCGAGCGAGCGCGCGCGCTGCGCGTCGGTGCCTGCCGCTGGGCGTCCCAGGCCGCCTGCTTTCGCGAGAGCTCTTCGGCCGTGGCTCCGCTCGCCGCGAGCTCGGTCACGTTGATGGCCTCGACGCTCGCGCGCACGAGCTCGACGCGCCGCGCTTGTTCGAGCTGCTCTTTCGTCTGCGTGCCCGACCCGCTCGCCGCGCGCGGCGGTTCGCGCCGATACGTGAGCGTCGGGGCGAGGCGTTGCCACGCTTCGAGCTGCTCGCGCTTCCACATGCGCAACACGATCTCGACCTTCGCGGGCTGGTAGCCCTTGTCGACGATCCGCGCGCCGTTCGAGCCCGGAGCGCTCTTCGAGTCGAGCTTTCGTCCGTGCGTAGCGTTGACGCGCGCAATGCCGGGGAGCGCGGATTCGCCGAGGTAGAGCGAGTCCCAGAGGTCCGGGCTGTCTTCCCAGAAGAGCGAGATGTCGAGGTCTGCCATGTCTTCGCTCTCAGGCTGCAGCGCCAGCGCCCGCGCGCTCCGCTGCGGTTTGGACGATGCCGGGGATCATCGACGCGGCCGCGCCCGCGATGTCCTGCGGGCTCGATCCGTCGGTGAGCGCGTTCACGTTCACCGTGACATTCGGCTGAGAGACCACCGCGCGCCCTGCGGCCGGGTTGCGCGCGCTGTCTACGATCGGCGTGGCGCCAGAGAGCGCGGGCTGTGGCGCGTCGCTGCCGAAGAGGTTCTTCAGCCAGTCGGGCGCGCCGGCCGCGAGCTCGCGAATCTTGTCGATGAGCATCCCGAACAGGGTCACGAGCCCGTAGAGCGCAGCGCCCGCGATGATGAACGGGAGCGCCACGACCGCGAGCATCGCGTAGAGCGCGATGACGATCACCCCGATGGCCTGACCGATGAAGCGGAACACCGCGAGCGCTGTTTGCGCCTCGGCGCCGCCCATCTGCTTCATCACCCACGAGGCCGCGCCGCCAACCTGTTCGAGCGCAGCTCCGAGCACTGACCACGCTCCGCCGCCGAGCTCGGCCGTCCACTTCACGAGCGTGCGCGTCGCGCCGATCGTGCTCTCGATCGCATCGAGCATGCGCGTGAAGATCGCGACCACGTTGAGGCCGCCCTTCTTCGTCTTGTCGTCGGCGAAGAGCCCGAACACCTCATCGACCACGCCGCGCATGATCCGTTGCAGCCGTTGCCCGGTCGCGCTCGTGGACGAGAGCAGCTCGACGACCTGCTTCAAGAAGCTCTTGAACGAGGCCATCCCCGCGCTCTCGAAGAGCCGGGTACCGCTCGCGTCCTGGCCGAGCAACAGCTCGGGGACGGCGCTGCCGAGGGTCGAGAGAAGGCCGGTGATCGTTCCGGACTGGTTCGCGCTGAACTGCCCCACCTGCGTGGTGTTCGTCATGCGCATAGTCGCGCGCGCGAGCGCTGCAAACGCGATTCGGTCGGTGATTCGGCCTTGCTCCATGAGCGCGGCGACCTGGCGATTGACCGCCACAGGAGCGCCGCGGAGGTTCATCGCCGCGCCGACCTCTTGAAAGAGCGCGTCGCGCGAGAGCCCCGCTTGCACGAGCTGGTTGAGCTCCTGCCCGCGCAGACGCCCCGCGCCGCGGATCTGTCCGACGGCCAGCCCCAACCGTTGCATGACGGTCGAGTCTTCGGGGTTCAACGCGCTCAAGTCGGCGAGAACGCCGGTCATCACGTCGCGCTCGGCCGAGTCGCGGAATCCCGCGCCCACGAGCTGACGACGCATCGAGACCACGTTGCGCGTGTCGAACGGCGTGAGGCGCGCGATCGAAAGCGAACGGCTGAACTCTGCGTTCGCGGCGCTTCGGCTCCCGAGCATGGTCTGCATCGCGACCATCGTGGACTCTTGGAAGCCCGCGAGCTCGACGGTGCTACGCGCTGCGCTCGCGCCCACGCCGCCAATGGCAGCGGCTGCCGCAACCGCAGCGGCGCCGGCGACCATGAGCGCAGAGCCCACGCCGCCGAGCACCGACGAGAACGCCGAGCTCGAGCCCGACGCTTGGCCTTGCTGGCGGGCGAGGTCGGCGAGCTCGCGACCGAAGACGGCCTCGCGCGCGCCGCGGCGACGACGGATGCCGCGCTCGATGGAGTCGAGCGGGCTCTTGGCGCTCGCCGCTTTCGTGGCGGACGCACGCACGCTGTCCTGCGCCGCGCTGACCGCGCTGAGCGCGGCCGCGACCTTGCGCGCGGGCCCGCTCGTGCGGTCGAGCAGCTCCATCACCCACTTGAGACCGTCGACTGCCATGGCTCAGCTCACTTCTTCTGCAGCGTCCAACGAATCGAGTGCAGGAATTCTGCGGCGAGCAGCCACCCAACATCCGCTTCGTCGTCGTCGACGTCTGCCCCGGTGAGCCCCTCCGCGGCCGCGCGCAGGCACGAGGCAGCGATCGCTACATCGTGCCGCGCGGACCGAAAGAGGCTCAGGACTTTCCCACCTCAGCGCTCCCGCTCAGGCCGATCGCCGAGAGGAGCGGCTTCCCGAACTCTTCGGGGAGCGCGGGGAACTCTTCGAGCAGCTCTTCGAACTTCGCCCGGTCGGGGCTGAGAACGTGAGCCTTGAGCAGCGATTCGAGCGCGCCGTCTCGCTTGTTGTCGTCGCCGAGCTGCTTCCGAAAGCGCTCGTACTCTTTGCGGCCGGGCTTCTGCACCGCGATCTCGATCGCGCCGTCGGGCGTCGAGGTCGAGAGCTTCAGCACCTTGCGATCGCCGTGCTTCGCCTTGAGGGCGGCGAGCTGCTCTTCAGTCACTTCGTGGATCTTGCTCACGGTTGCGCTCCGATCGGGTCGAGCCCGCCTTCGAGGATCTTCATGATGTCCAGGTCGAGCTTCACCTTCAGCCCGTCGGTGCCCTGGCTGTGGTTCTTGTCGACCTTCTTGATGCGGCACCCTTCGAGGGTGTCGGTCGTCACGGGCAGCCCGTCGGCGCCGTAGGTGATCGTGACGTTAAACGACTTGCGCATGTACCCGCTCCCGAGGGCGGCGCGAATCTCGTTCCACTCGGCGAGGTACGGCTCGAGCGAGCCTTCTTCGGTCGCTTCGCCGAGGGTGCGGCCGAGCTTGCGCGCGGCGGTGCCGCGCACCTGCCCGGGCTCGAGAGCGACCGAGTAATTCACCGAGGCGAAGCCCTTGAAGCGCTTCGGACCGGCCTCGGTCTCGATGGTGATCTCGATCGCCGCGAAGTCGTGGCGCTCGCCGTTCACGAGGGGATATTCGATAGCCATGTGTCAGCTCCTCAGACGGCGAGCGCCGGGTTTTCGAGGGAGATTTCGGCTTCGATCGCCTTGGCGTAGCCGAGCGGGGTGATGAGCAGCTTCACGCGAAGCTTCCTCGTCGAAAGGATGTTGTCCGAGCGGTTCATGACCACACGCACCGCCGAGCAGTCCCCCGAGTCGAGGATTGCGCGCTCGATGGCGCTGCGAACCGCGCTTTCGATCTGCTGCGCGTCGCGCTCGTCGATCTTGCCGGCGTTCGCGCTGCCGACCGGGTTCACGCGCAGGCGCGTCCGCCGGTACTCGAGCAGCTTCAGCCGCCCGGCGCGCGAACCTTCGTCGATCACCCGGCAGTTCGGGATCTCTTCGAAGTCCGAGCCGATGGGCGCGAGCATCGCGCTGTTGCTCACGAGGTAGCCCGTGACGCCGTTGATCGTCTGCAGGCACGCGACGCGGCCCGCGTCGTACACGCTGCGCGCGGTCGTCGCGGTCTCCAGCGTCTCGCCGATGATCGCGTCGAGCCCGCCGAGACCGCCGTCACCGGGGTCCTGGGAGAACGGGATCGCGGCGAGGCGCGCGACGTACGGCCAGCACGCGGACACGCGCGCCTGCCGAGCGTTGATCTGCGAGGGAACGCGGCAGTAGCCCGCCACGTAGCCGACGCGGCGCGCGGTGGTCGACACCAGCGCGGTCACGACGAGCCCCGAGCCCGTGGCGTCGTTGGCGACGTCGGGCCCTTCGAGGATCGCGCGCATGTACTGGCCGCCCGCGGCGAATGCTTCGAGCTTCGTGTTCACCGCAGCTGCGAGCGCAGCGGCCGCCGTGGCTTTCGCGCTGTCGTCGGCGCCGCCGGGCGGGCCCACGACCATGATGAGCGGCCATTGGCGAGAGTCCGCCGCCACGACGTCGAGCGCGGCGTTGAGCGCGGTCGTGTCGTACGTCGGCGCCGTGCTCGTCCACGAGTGCGTGTCTTCGAGGGCGAAGAAGCTCGGGCCCGCGCCCGGAACGAACGTCGCGACGATGTTCGTCCCCGGGATCGCGAACGTTCCGCCGGCGGGGATCGCGTACTCGACCGATTCGCTTCGGCCGCCGTCGAGCGAGTACTTGAACCCGCCCACGCCGAGCGCACCCGCGCGCGTGATTCGGATCCGGCCCTCGAAGCGATCGAAGGGGTTGCCCGCGAGCGTGACCGTTCCCGTGCTGGTGCCCACCTTCGTGACGGCGGTGTTCGAGCCGTTGGTGGTCGTTCCGACGCGCACGCAGCCCACGGGGCGCGCGGTGAGGCCGTTGGCTCCCGCGCTGAGCGCGAGCGCGGCCATCTCCGCGAGGGGCCCGTAGCCGAGCGTCGAGAGGACGTCGGCGGGGCTCTCGAACGCGTGCACGGCGCTCGCGCTCACGGCAATCGAGCAGACGCCGATCAAGAGCAGCGCGCGACCCGCGCCAGGTCGACCAGCGCCGAGCGCGCCGTCGCGAATCGTGAGAGAGAAGTTGTCGGCCATGGTTGGCTCAGCCTCCGAGGGTCATCGAGTTGAGGAATTCGACGGCCTTGGCGATCGCGTCGGGCGCGATCTCGTCGTCGGGGCCGTGCTTCGTCACCGCGCAGAGCTGCGCGAGCTGCCACGCGGGCAACTCGGACTTCTTCGCGTACGCGCCGAGCGTGTACCGCTCCGGGCGCGCGGGTTCGTTCGCGGGCGCCGAGCTCGGCGCCGCGTCTTTCGTTTCGTCTGCCATTGCTCAGCCGTCCTTCGCTTGGAGGATTCCGTCTGTGTCGCTCTTGCCCTCGTCGTCGAAGCCGACGTGAGCGGGATCCGTGCTCGCGTCGAGCACTTCGGGCTGCGGCACGCAGACCGGCTGTCGCACGGTGAAGAGCACGCGCGCGCTCTTGCCCGCCTGCGTCCAGCCTTCCGCCGTCCAGAGCTCGGACACGGGCAACACCAGCGCGGTCCCGAGGCACGCGCGCAGCGCCAGCTCGAGCGCGTCCACGAGCGCTTCGAGGGCCGCGTCGTCGGTGGTGTAGCTCCCGCCGC